ACTTTCAAAAACTACTCTGACGAGAAACCAGAACAAGAAAAAAACAACACTTACCGAGCATTCGTTGATGGCGTAGAAATCGGCAGGGTTACGGGTTGCAGCTACAAAACGAGTTCTAACAGATCAGGTAAGCTAAGAACTGGCGACTGGACAGGATGCGTAATCGATCAAAATGGTAGACCAACGTTTGTTTCACCAGGAGAAAGACAAAAGCGAACACCTTTCAGCACTGGTTTCAACAGTCGCAAAGAAACAGTTGAGGCAATGATGGACTTAACCGAATCATGATCGAAGACATCGTATTTACCGCACACCGATCAATCGAAGGCGGCAGCTACCCACCCAACGACCGCAGCCTCTACACCGGCACAATCACCGGCCCACAAATCTGGAACCACAGACTCGGAATCCATTTCATACCTGTTCGTGCCGAACACCAACCGCATTGGAAACAACAAAAAGATTTCGTCGGCAACGTACCAATCACAGCCGTAGTTGACCACAACAAAAAAGTCTTAGAATCGTTCGGTGAAATAATCTCGCAGTGATACAATAAAAAAGATCTTGCTGAGTGAGCGTGGTTGATGTCATGGTTTATCTAGCTCCTCAGTAAAAGCCGTCCGGTTGTTATTTGGTTTTCAACCGGGCGGTAATTTTTCCCTCGACTGTACACAACACCGCAGTCGGGGGATTTCTTATTTTGCTGCCGCTTTTTTTGCTGGAGCTTTCTTCGCTGGAGCTTTCTTCGCTACAGGTTCTTTCTTCGGCGCAGCTTTCTTTTTTGCTGCTGGCTTCTCACCAGAGAACGCCGCCCAAGTTGCAGGACCAACCAGGCCATCAGCAGTTAAACCGTTAGCGCCTTGGAAGTCCGAAACCGCTCGTACAGTCGAACGAGAATACTGGCCGTCAGGATGCAAACCTAAACTCATCTGAACTTCACGGATAGCCCGTGCGTTCGAATTGTTGGACGGTGAAAGCCATGCGTCGCTCATTGTTCAGTAACTCTCGTTAGTGAGGCAGAATCGTCACCGACCTGCCTTGCGGTAATTGCCTTGGCTACTGATACTAGTCCAGCGACTAGCCCAATTTTTACTGAATCCAAAATAGACGGACCGGGAATCGCGAACGCTGCCGCCCACGCCTGCATAGCGGTTGATACTGCACGCTCTGCCACATCAGTTAAAAAACTTTTATTAAACATTTTTTCTCCTAGTTAGTTATTGCGGCCCACGTTTTGCGACCGACTACCCCATCAACTTTTAGTCGACGACGTGATTGCACTGCCCGAACTGCTTTTTGAGTCTGCCGCCCGAACACCCCGTCAATTTGTTTAGCGCCGACTTGCTCCTGCAAGAACCTTACAGCAGGGCCACGAGATCCACGGCGTAAAGGATGGCCGGGGTATTCCATTTCTGGCTGTTCTATAACCGGCCGAGGTTGCTTCGCTTTAATTTTGCTTAAAGTTAGTTTTGCCGCTTTACCGTCCGGCGTCAAACCGTTCTTTTTTTGGAATCGCTGAACCGCTCTCATCGTTCCCGGCCCGAACTGGCCGTCGATTACTAAAACGTAGCCAAGCGTAGTAAGCGATTTCTGTAACTTAATCACTTCTAAGCCCTTATCACCCCGCTCTAGGGTGCCGGGTGTCTTAGGAGGCGTTACAGGCGGTCTGATAGCTGCCTGAACTGCTGCCTTCGGTAGCTTCCACTGGTTCGATGCCATCGCCCTTTTCACATAATCGCGAAGAGGGCCACGGTAACTCATATCGATTTTTCTATCAGTCCACTCACGATGATGAATGATCGCGTTATGATCCCAGCCCTGCCACTTACACATCGCAGCACACAGCTTCACAAGAACTTTCATCTGAGCAGCCGAATACTCCTCACCGATACCATCATTCTCGACTTCCAGGCCCCACAGAATACCATTACCTTTCCGGTAGTCAGATGAGCGGCCAAGGTCCCGTGCATCATATGCGCCCTGACCAGCGTCAAACTCTGCGGTGATATCTCTACGCTGTTCTAAATCTTTGACGACTTCAGACGATCCACGCCCCGCATGATTACAACGGTTCTGAGAAATCAACAGCAGCTTCGGCGATGGCCCCCGACCTAGCAGCAGTTGAACCAAAGGACCTTTTAGTGAGGATCTGCCCGAGACACAGATTCTGCGGCAAGGCATCTCTGCTGTGCCACCCGCCGCCGTGTGATGCACAATCATTCCCAAAGTACCGCCAGGCCGATGATCAAAAGACCACTTCGAACCGCGAGCAGTTTCCCAATTAGGTTCCGCTTCGACATCTAGTCCGGCTGCTTGCAGCACTTCCAAAACGTTCATCAGCCAACCAAAGCAGCAATCTGATCGTCACTCAAACCAAGTTCTTTAAGTTTGGCTTTACCTGCCGCTGCGTCTGTAGCTGCTTTAGCTTGGATCGTATCAATCTCCGCTTGTGCAGCTAATGCGGCAGCCGTGGCAGCATCGTTAGCGGCTATTTCCTCATCAGTTAACTCGGTGTAGGTTGTTTCACCGGTAGCGCAATTAAATTCTAGTTTAGTAGCCATAGTTTTACCTAGCTCTTTCTTAAGCCGTACATTTGAAAAGTACTTCCAATTTGCATATTTTCGGCAACGTTACTAGTAGTCACGAAATACAGATAAATGTCATTTATGTTAACCTGAGAGCGTTGGCTCGTAGCACCTTGCTTCCACACATATTTATTAGCTGTGTTAGCTACACCTTCGCCCGACCCGCCATGATATATAGCATTTTTCAATATGCCGGATGTCTTACGATCTTGAAGCCAGAACTCGAACCCTATGGTCGCTGGGCCTTGGGCGCTGTTGGCGTAACTATTCCAATGTCTCGCCTGTTGCGTTCCACCATAGTTAGTGGTCCAGCGTTGCACAGTTATAGCATTGTTGCTTTCGCCTCTAAACGAAACATCTATAGCGTTCCCTGTTCCCGGCATGGTGATTTTCATTGTACAAGCTGTAGTCGCCGTAGTGATTATGTTGCCTGTACAGTAAAGACCTTCATAATCACCGGTGTATAAAGCGGTAAAACCAACAAAACTGGCTGCCGAAGTTAAAGTAGTAGAACCCATTAAAGTTAATCCGTGATCGCCAGCAGCCATAACTAACCTTTCATTCCACAAATTGAGACAGAAGATCCCGCTAAAAGATTAGAGAACCCGGTAACCGTAATAGATGTAATCGCCGACGTGTCCATCCAGTTCCAGAGTCCAGTCTGACTCAACTGGCCGTTATTTTGATTGTCTTTGAAAGACACCGTTTGATAGAAACCGGTCTTCTGAAAAGCAGTTGAATAATTATTAAATTTGATACGGGTGTAACCCATAAGATTAGCGTCCGAATTACTAGCGGCCCCAAGAATACAAAACTGATTTAAGTTGTTGTGTGATTGAGTGCAATCATTTGTAGAGGGGCCAGTTCGTATTACTTGCTGCCCGAACTGATGATAATTAGCTACTGTCGTGTCACCGTTAATGTATACATACGCTTTACAGCCTGTAGGGAAGGTCGTTGAGTCAATTCTCAACTGAATACTGACATCCAAAGTTTGGTAAGCTTGCGTAATTCCAGTAATAGCAATCGAAGCAGCATCAGAACTGAGCGTTGTTACTGCGATCTCTTCGTAATCAGGCATCAGGCCGCCGATCCGAGACCATAGACAGCGAAAGCGTTCGACATAGAGTAACCATAAGTAGAACTTGAATCGAAGATAAAAGAGAGACTCGTAATAGCTGTCGAACCAAGACCGGCAAATTGGGTTGTGGTCCACCATGGAAGACCTGACGTGTCTGAGTATGCGTGGGCCACGGTAGAGCCTTCCGTATAGATTGTTTTTTCTTTAGTGGTAGACGAATAATTAAAAATCGTCGAGACTTGTTCTAGCGGACTGTTTGCGTCGCCAGCAGGAAAAGCGCTTATAGCACTAGTCCTGGTCTCATCTACAGAGGGTGCAGCGGTGCCAACACTAACCGCATAACTGGTTACTAATAGACCGAAATCGTTATTAGTTATGGAAGTTGAATTCGGAGAAATAACTAATCTTACGCTGCTATTCTGTATGATTACCCTCGAATAGACAACTAAGTCACGGGCATTCTGCGGAATGTTACTAATTGTAACCGGTCCAGCAGTACCAGCAGCAGGAGAAGCCGACCCAAAAAAAACGTAGCCAGGAATATAAGGTTGCGGCCAAATAGAATCCCTTGAAGCTTCAGCCACCTCACCCAAAGACCACACACCAGACGCAACGTCAGTAGTCGGCACATTCTGGGGGCCTATAACAGACCCATTCTCCCCGTACCCCATCAGCCAACCAACGCCGCTATCTCGGCATCAGTCAAACCGAGAGCTTTCAACTTGGTATTAGCTGAAGCTTTATCAGTAGCCGCTTGAGTAGCCGCCGCTTCTTCTGCCGCTTTGTCTGTTGCTTCTTGGGCTATAAACGCAGCAAGCTCAGCGTCGTGCGCTGTTTGCTCCTCATCAGTAAATTCGACTCGTGTCGATTCACCTGTTTCGCAGTTTATAATCTGACTAAAGTTATTAGGCATAATTCACTTTCCTGTAATTCCGTAGAGTGAGAACTGGGAGTACTGCCAAACAGAACTACTATCTACAGCAATTCGAAGACCGGTTATAGCGGCTTGTCCGGTGCCTATACCGCCTTGATTAAATTGTAATGTTGTACCAGACCCGGAAGTGCCGTTATAATCAGCAGATATTCCAGTCATTGTGTAAGTTGTAAGAGTGTAAGCGTTGCTGTATCCCTGGAACCGGATTCTATAAGCGCCTTGTGGATCTGGGTACGCTGATCCTGATGGGGATTGTACGGTATAAGGCACCTGAAAACTCTCAGTTGTCGTCGTACTATATCTTTTACGTACCCAGCTAGCCCACTGATTGTAATTATAGTTCCAAGTAATGAGAGTTGAAGCACTAGTAGTAGTGAAAGACGAACCGGCTGCATCGGTAGCACACCTGAAACCAACCATGCCCCAACCAGTAGTGCCAAGCCGACCGGCCTGCCCTTGGATATAAAGTTCTAGCTCTTGATAATCTTGCGAAATATTTGTAAAACTGACATATGAAGCTTCGGCTCCTGAGTCTGCACTTGCAAGGTGTGTGTACTGTTCAGCGGCCATATCAAGTACCCAATCCGTACAAAATAATTTTATCTCCAACCGTTTGGCCAGGGTAAGAATAAATGTTCAGTTGAGTAACAGCGGCATAGCTCAACCGGCTTTCCACTACGCCCCACCAACGGGCCTGAGCATTGTTATCTTGTGTCCCAATAGCCCAAGATTCTGTAGCGACCATTCGTGTCCCATAATTGAAAGATGTTTGAGTATAGAAAGGTATCCAAGCATCGAAATATTGTGGAATACCGCCTCCATATGTTTGAGTATTTTTTCTTACCTCTACACTTCTCAAAGGGTTAGCACCAGATGCCCTAGCGCTAACTGCTCCTTCAGAAAAACCACTTCTGGATGAACAATAATCGGCATCAAATGCGCCATCAGTTCCTTGTGTAAAAGAAACCCAGCCGTCGTGAATTGTTTCTGGGTTCAAAAAATAACCATGAACGATTAAATGCTTATATGTTTGAGGAATATTTGTAAACGAATGCGTCGAGGTAGTCGGTGTTGTCGTTGTCGTAGTTACTGTGGATGTAGCTATTACTTCTAAAGCAGACATTCTAGGAACCCCATCCCCACAAGCTTACGCCTGTAACTTCATAGGCGTTGGAAAACCAATTCGTTCCTGCAGTTAAAGTAATCGACGTAATTGCTGCCGTATCATTAAAGCGCACTACCCCCGTCTGATTAATGACGTTAGTCGAGTTGTATTGGTTATAGCTCACCATTGATAAATTCCAAATCCCGTTTTTTTGGTAAGTCGTTCCCGCATAGTTTGGAAGCACTAGCTCAAATGGTACTACATCGTAGTCAGTTGTTTTACTAACAGGTTCCTGGTACGTAGCGTTTATTGATGCTAGAGTTGTGCTGCTACTTATTGAATATTTACTGTATTGAATGTATTCAGTACTGGTCGCTCCGTAGCGGTAGTAATATGTTTCAGGTCCTAGACTTGATGCACCGCCATTCAACGACACGTCAAGCTGACCGGCGACAGCGGGTAGGAAGTTACCCCTTAGAACTAACCAGTCAAACGTTTGCGGGATATTCGACAGTGTTACCGCTGAGGTGTTTGATGTCAGATATGTGCTTTGAATTAGCTGTGAAGGCCCCAAAGGCAACGGCCAAGTCTCAGCCGCTGTGTAACGGGCAACCTCATTCGGGGTAAAAATACCGCTCGCCGCTGAACTCGTCGGCTCAACAACCGCACCAATCCTACTCCACGTTTTACCCGATTCGATACCCGGCATCTATCAAGTAATTTCTAGGATCGAAACGGTGACATCTATTTGGCTCGTGGCATCAGACCACACAGCGAGTACATCCGTAGCTTCCAACACTTGTTTACCAGCCACTAATCCGATAGCTGCGTTCAGCGGAACCGAAATAGCTTTCGCAAGATATGTTGTGCGTGACGCCGTAGTGTCTACGACCGTCGCATTCACAGGATGAGCACCCGACCCGACGTTTGCGGCTTGAAGCTGCAAAACGATTGCGGTAGTGCTAGATGGGCAGGTATACAGAGCTGCGGTGCTTGATGGGGCGTTGACGTTGACGAGCTTAAAAGTGTTTGCCATTTTTGTAAGTCCTTAACTTAGGGCCAAGATTAGCGGAATTGGATCACTTGCGGGTACGAGACTAACGATGTCAGAAATTAGCGCCTTCTTCGTAGTGTTATCAGACACGTCCTCGATCAGCACATAATCACCGGCGACAGCGGTAGCCGTGGAAGTGTTAGTAGTCGAAACAGTTAACGTCGCTGAACCACTCGACGTACCGCCAGCTAAAGACGAATTCGATGCTGTCACAATGGCGGTAATATCGCCGGTCGCTACGACATCCGAGATGAGCGCCTTC